AGGCCAACGCCGTCGAGCTGCTCGCCTCCGGCACGGCCGAGGGGGTGATCCGGCTGCCCTATGCCGGGATGCCCTGCCAGGGGCGCCTGGACTGGTTCTCCTGCGAGACGGGCCTGACCGACCTCAAGACCTGTGACGATCTGACCTGGTTTGAGGCCGATGCCCGCCGTTTCGGCTATACCCATCAGATGGCCTTCTACCGGGCCCTGATCCGCGAGGCGTGCGGAGAGAGCGTGCCGGTCCACCTGATCGCCGTCGAGAAGCGCGAGCCCTTCCGCTGCGGCGTCTGGCGCATCACCGACCAGGTCCTGGACGCGGCCGAGCGCGAGAACCTCGCCGCCATGCGCAGCCTCGAGCACTGCCAGCGCACCGATGTCTGGCCGACCGGCTACGAGGACGTCCGGTCCTTCGACTACATCTGACCAACCCTGTCATCCATCAATTCCGCAAAGGAATCCCATGCTCACCTCCATCATCCATGGTCCCCAACCCGGCCCGCGTCGCCTCATGTGCTATGGCACCCCCGGCATCGGGAAGAGTACCTTCGCCAGCCAGGCCGAGCGGCCGGTGTTCATCCCCACCGAGGACGGTCTGAACGAGATCGACTGCCATCGATTCCCGATGGCCACCAGTCTCGCCCAGGTCCTCGACGCCATCGCCTCCCTCTACCAGGAGGACCATGGCTTCAAGACGGTGGTCATCGATTCGCTCGACTGGCTGGAGCGCCTGATCTGGGCTGAGGTTTGCCTCAAGCGCAACGTGCCGTCGATCGAGGACATCGCCTACGGCAAGGGCTACACCTTCGCCCTCGCCCACTGGCGCGATGTGCTCGATGGCCTCACGGCGCTGCGCAACGAGCGCGGCATGACCATCATCCTGCTGGCCCACGCCAAGGTGGAACGCTTCGAGAATCCGGAGACGGAGAGCTTCGACCGCTACGCCCCACGCCTGCACAAGACCGCCGCCGCGATGGTCATCGAGTGGTGCGACGAGGTCCTGTTCGCCAACTACAAGGTCTTCACCAAGGCCACTGACGAGGGGTTCAACCGCACCCGCGTCCAGGGTGTGGGCACCGGCGAGCGCGTGCTGCGCACCAGCGAGCGGCCGGCGCACATCGCCAAGAACCGTCTCGGTCTGCCCGACGAACTGCCCCTGTCCTGGGCTGAACTGGCCAAGTTCCTGCCCCTCACCCCTGCTACCACCAACGCCTGAAGGAGTGCCTCATGGCCACCCTCAACTTTGACGCCAACCAGGTCGACCCGCACGTCGGCTTCGACCCCATCCCCGCCGGCAAGTACCTGGCGGTCATCACCACTAGCGAGATGAAGCCGACCAAGAACGGGGCCGGCCGCTTCCTGCAGCTCGAGTACCAGATCGTCGACGGCCCCTGCAAGGGCCGGAAGCTCTGGAGCCGGCACAACCTCGAGAACGCCAACGCCCAGACCGTGGGCATCGCCCGTGGCGAGTTGTCGGCCATCTGCCGCGCCGTCGGTGTGATGACGCCGCAGGATTCGGCCGAACTGCACAACCTGCCACTGACCATCACCGTGAAGGTGAAGGCCCGTGAGGACAACGGCGAGCCCTCCAACGAAATCAGCGGCTGGACCAAGAAGGAGTCGGCGCAGGGCAAGCCGGTGCAGGCCCCCACCAACACCCCGCCGTGGGCTCGCCGGGCCTGACGATGCGCCAGACCAGCACCCCACCCCCGTTGCGGTTCGAGCGGCAGGTCAACCCGGTCCCCGGCAACCGCCACCACCGTTGGGTGGTGAGCTTCCTGCGCGGGGGTGTTCTGGACTGCGCCAGCGAGGCCGAGGCCTGTGCCATGACCGCCAGTCATCTGGCACGGGCCCGGCGGGGGCGGGTCGAGGATCGGGTGGTCTCGGCGGTCTGGCTGACGCCGGACTGGAAGCGGAAGACCGCCCCATGATCTCCCTCGACCTGCCGTGGCCGCCGTCGCTCAACCATTACTACCGTCGAGTTGGCGCGCGCACCCTGATTAGCCGCACCGGCCGCCAGTATCGGACGGCGATGATCGCGCTTCTGCATAGGCAATTCACCCAACCGCTGCTGGGCCGCCTGCAGGTGACGATCTGCGCCCATCCCCCGGACCGTCGTCGGCGCGACCTCGACAACATCCAGAAGGCGCTGCTCGATGCGCTCCAGCATGCCGGGGTCTACGCCGACGACTGCCAGATCGACTCCCTGACCGTCCATCGCTGCAATCCTGTGCCTGATGGTCGCATTCGCCTGTCGTTGGTCGAAACCACATCCCCGAATCTTGGCGGAGAACATCCATGAGCATGGCGGTGTGTCCCAGGTGTCATGGTAGCGGGTCCGTCACAGCCTGCCTGGTCCACGGCCGGCACGCCTGCGGTCTGACCTGGTGCCGGATCTGCTATGGCAAAGGGCTGATACGTCTGCCCGATGAGGATGACGACCAGGAAGAGGAACTGTGGCGGTCCACTTCTGACCAGCGGAAGCGTTGCGCATGATGCAGTTGCGGTCCTACCAGGATGCAGCCCTCGCGGCTGTATACGACCACCTCGGGAAGCGGGATGACAACCCCTGTGTCGTCATCCCCACAGGTGGAGGTAAGACGCCAATCATCGGCAGAATCTGTCAAGATGCTGTGGTTCGTTGGGGCGGGCGCGTTCTGGTCCTGGCCCACGTCAAGGAACTGCTGGAGCAGAACGCCGAGAAGATCCGTCTGTTCATGAATGGCCTCGGTGTCGGCATCTACTCGGCCGGCCTCAAGAGCCGGGACACCGACACGCCCGTGGTAGTGGCTGGGATCCAATCGGTGTTCCGGCGGCCCTATGACCTCGGCCGCTTCGACCTCATTCTCATCGACGAATGCCATCTGATTCCCAAAGATGGCGAAGGGATGTATCTGACGCTGCTGCAGGCGGCCAAGGTCATCAATCCGCAGGTGCGCGTCATCGGTCTGACCGCCACGCCGTTCCGCCTCAAGGACGGCCCGATCTGTGGCCCCGACAACATCCTCAACCACATCTGCTACGAGGTGGGGGTGAAGGAACTGATCCGCGACGGCTATCTGTCGCCGTTGATCAGTCGGGCCGGGACCAGCAAGGCCGACACCTCGGCACTGCATGTGCGCGGCGGGGAGTTCGTCGCCGACGAGGTCGAGGCTCTGATGGACGGCGACGCTCTGGTCCAATCGGCCTGTGCCGAGATCGTCGATCTGACCCGCACCCGCGCAGCGACACTGCTGTTCTGCGCCGGGGTCCAACACGCCCGGCACGTCGCCACGGTGCTGCGGGAGCGTCACAGCATCGCCGTCGAGGTCGTCACCGGCGACACACCGACCCCGGAACGCGACCGCATCGTCGCCGCCTTCAAGGCCGGCGAGTTGCGTTATCTGGCCAACGTCAACGTTTTGACCACCGGCTTCGACGCTCCGCAGGTGGACTGCGTGGCGCTGCTGCGGCCGACGCTGTCGGCGGGGCTGTATTACCAGATGGTGGGGAGAGGGTTCCGGCTGGCATCGGGCAAGGCCGACTGCCTGGTCCTCGACTATGGTGGCAACGTCGTTCGCCACGGGCCGGTCGACCAGTTGGCGGTGACCACAGATGGACGGCCCAAGGGCGAGGGCGAAGCGCCGGCCAAGGAGTGCCCAGAATGCCACGCAGTGGTCGCCGCAGCCTTCGCCCGTTGCCCACAGTGCGGTTTCGAGTTCCCGCCACCGGATCGCCAGAAGCACGAGGCCAAGGCATCATCGGCCGGAGTCATCTCGGGGCAGTTCACCGACACCGAGCGCCCCGTGCGCTCGGTGTTCTACGCCGTCCACCTCAAGCGCGGCGGCGACGAGGCCACGCCCCGGACGCTGCGCGTCGAATATGAGGTTGGCTGGAACCATTGGGTGAAGGAATGGGTCTGCGTCGAACACCAGGGATTCGCGCGCCGGAAGGCGGAACTGTGGTGGAAGGAGCGCTGCCACCTGCCCTGCCCCATGACGGCGACCGAGGCCCAGGATCTGGCGAGCCGGCGACTGCTGGCGGAACCCACGCACATCACCGTGCGCGAGACGGCTGGCGAGGACTTCCCGCGCATCATTGACTGGAAGTTGGGGCCGAAGCCGGAGGCGGCGGAGCCGGGTGCTGATGCCGATGAGCCGATCCATGCGGCAGCGACCTACGACGATTCTGACGTTCCCTTCTGAACAGGAGTCATTTATGGCCACCGCCACTCTCACCTTCAACCTCGACCACGAGGACCACGACCACCTTCTTGCCGTGCATCGCTGGGATCTCTATGCCGCGCTGGATGAGATCAACCAGTTGTGCCGTCAGGTGGTGAAGCATGGCCCGGGTCCCGACCTGACGCTGGAGCGGTTGGCGGAACGCATCCGTTCAATCGCCAACGAAACCATGAGCCGGATCGACGACTAGAACTCGCCGTGCCCTTCGATCCTTCCATCTCCTGCTTCCGCCGGGCCAACGACCCGACGCATCCGGTCGACACCCCGCTCTCGGAGGTGGTGGCCAGGATACGTTCGGACGAACTGGCCGAACGCTGCACCGAGATTCGTTGTGTCTTCGCCAAAGCCGGTGGCGGCGAGGCCGGCAAGAGGGCTATCTGCGAAATGAAGAAGCCGCTGCCCGGGGTGACCTTGGCTGGCACCTTCGAGCGGCGGTCCAACACCGCTTGGCGCCAACCCTCGGCCCTGGTCGGCATCGACATCGACGGGCTCGATGGTGAGACCATGGCCACGACCTGGGCCACCCTGACCGCCGCGCCCTGGGTAGCGCTGTTGTTCCGTTCGCCGTCGGGCTCTGGCCTCAAGGGCGCCGTGCGGGTGCCGGACTTCACCGGCCCTGACCGCAATGCCTACTCCGTGGCATGGGAGGCCGTTACCCTCTGGCTGACCTCGCTGGGCATGGTCAACGATCCGGCGGTGAAGGACGTGGCCCGGCTGGCCTTTCTGGCCCACGATCCCAATGCCTACCTGAATCCCGATCCGGCCATCTTTGATGTGCCACGTTGGGATGTCGGCGCACCCGCCGAACCACCGCCCAAGGCCGTGCGTCGAGGCCTGCGCCCGGGCGACGACTACAACCAGAACGCCGACATCCGGCCGCTTCTGGAGCAACACGGCTGGACCTACCTGCACACCGCCAACGACGGCAACGAGCACTGGTGCCGACCTGGCAAGGACGAGGGCACCTCGGCCACGCTCAAGGAGCGGGTGTTCTGGGTCTTCTCATCGAACGCCCCGCCCTTCCAGGCTGACACCGGCTACGGCCCCTTCGCCGTGCTGGGCCTGTTGGAGTTCGGCGGCGACTTCGCTGCTGCGGCCCGCGCCCTGCGCCAGCACGGCTTCGGTGGCCACGCCCCAAACACAACTGGATCCATCATCGAAGATCCGGCCGAACCCGAGCCGTCTGATCCCGGCCCGGTCCCGGTCGAGCTGCTCCAGGTGCCCGGCTTCGTCGGCCGGGTCATGGACTTCTGTCTGGCCACCGCGCCCTATCCCAACCCGGTGCTGGCCTTCTGCGGGGCCATGTCGCTGCAGGCCACCTTGGCCGGACGCCGCGTGCGCGACGAGGGCGACAACCGATCGAACCTCTACCTGCTCGGCCTGGCCAACTCCGGCGCCGGCAAGGATCACCCGCGCAAAATCAACCAGCGCATCCTCCTGGAAACCGGCCTAGCCAATCAGGTTGGCGATGCCTTCGCATCCGCCGAAGGCGTCGAGGACCGCATGCTGCTCACGCCCTGCATGTTGTTTCAGACCGACGAGATGGACGCCTTGTTGCTGTCCATTCGTGAGGGGCAGGACGGCCGCTCCGAACGGATCATGCAGGCCTTGCTGAAGTTCTACACCTCGGCGAATGCCATCTACCCGATGCGGGTGAAGGCCGGCAAGGAACCGGAATTCATCAACCAGCCCTGCCTGTCGATCTTCGGCACCGCCATCCCACAGCACTTCTACGAATCGCTCTCGGCCAAGATGCTCTCCAACGGCTTCTTCGCCCGCATGCTGGTGCTGGAAGCCGGCAAGCGCGGCACGGGACAACGGGCGACCACGCCCCCGATCCCGGTGGCCATCCTGGATACCGCCAATTGGTGGCGCGACTTCCAACCCGGCAAGGCCGGCAACCTGGGGGTCATCAACCCGACGCCTGTGGTGGTGCCCACCACCGCCGACGCCCAGGCGCTGCTCGATGACATCCGGCACCAAGCCGAGCGGGACTACACCGCGCACGAGGCCAAGGGCGACCAGATGGGCATGGCGATCTGGGCTCGGGCCGCCGAGAAGGTCCACCGCCTCGCACTCTGCTACGCCTGCTCGGAGAATCACCAGGATCCCATGATCACGGCCAAGGCCGTGGAATGGGCCTGGAAGCTCACCGAGCACCAGACCCGGCGCATGATTGCCATGGCGACCATCCACGTCTACGAGAGCGACTTCGACCAGAAGCAGAAGCGGGCCATCCAGGCCATCCGTGCCAAGGGTGGTGCTCTCAGCCTGGAGCAGATGACCCGCGCCCTGCGCACCCTGTCCGTCCGCGACCGGGACGAGGTGCTGGGCAACCTCCTGGCCACCGGCCAGATCGTGCTGGTCAGCGAACAGACCGGCGGTCGGCCCCGCACCCTATATCGGATACCCACCCTGTACGGTAAGTCCCCGGTGGACGGTAAGTCCGATGCGTAAACCCATGAAAATACAGGGCTCCGGGACTTACCGACCTTTCCGACCTTTCCACCATACCGGTCTCTCGTGTATACGCGTACGCGCGGGCGCTCGCGCGCGAGTGTGTGGGCGGAAAGGTGGGAAAGGGTATATATGTATATATATTATTATAAATACTAGACTTACGACTCGGACTTACCGTCCACTTACCGACCTTACCGGACAGGCCGGTATGGGTCCTCCCCCGGCGACCGTGTCGTTTTGGCCAGGGGGAACGGCCTCAATCCTTGACAGAGTTGGTTTTCGAGACCCGAGTGGAGCGGAGTCGGTCCTCAAAGTTTTTGAGGTGGTGACAGTTGGCGCAAAGGACCTGAAACTCAGTTGGCCCCGACCTGCCATTGATGTGGTCCAGGTTCAGTGTCCGTACGTCTGGCATGCCACACCGCTCGCAACGCAGTCTGGCCCGACGTGCGGCTGGCATGACCCTGATCCCGTAGCGTTTCCGCTCACTGCCATTGGTCCTGGTGTACAACCAGGTCAGGGCGATGCGTTCTGCGACATCCAAGTATGGCAGCGCGACCTTCCGCCGCTTGGCTGGCAGGTTCATGGGGCCATCCGACAGGTACAGGTAGGTCAGGGCTGTCCGCAAGCTGCCCTGGTCCTCCATCGCGGCATCCGCAATCCGCTGTTCCAAGGCCGTCCCATTATCAAACCACGACTGATCAATGATGAACGCTTCGTCCACCGACACACGCCATTCCATCACTCGAACCTCCACGGAGATCCTAATGCGCATCGACATGCGATCCATCTCTGATGTCCATCCCTACCCCGGCAACCCCCGTCAGAACGACGATGCCGTCGAGGCGGTGGCCCGCAGCATCCGGGAGTTCGGCTTCCGGCAGCCCATCGTGGTCGACACCGACCTGGTGGTCATCTGCGGCCACACCCGGTTGAAGGCCGCGCAACGCCTCGGCTTGACCGAGGTGCCGGTGGTGGTGGCCGCCGACCTGTCACCCCAGCAGATCAAGGCCTACCGCCTGGCCGACAACAAGACCGCCGAGTTGGCGCGGTGGGACTACGACCTCCTGCCCATCGAACTGAAGGACCTCCAGGGTGTCGGGTTCGACCTGGGCCTGCTGGGATTCGACCCCGACGAGTTGGCCAAGCTGCTCGACCCCGGCACTACAGAGGGGTTGACCGATCCCGACGAGGCGCCTGCAGTCCCCGAGGAGGCCACCACCCAGCCCGGCGACCTATGGATCCTCGGCGAGCACCGGCTGCTGTGCGGCGACAGCACCCTGGCCCCCAGCTACGAGCGGCTCATGGCCGGCGAGCAGACTCACCTGTTGCTGACCGACCCGCCCTACAACGTGGCCTACGAGGGCGGCACCGCGGCCAAGATGACCATCGCCAACGACGCGCTCGGCGGTGGATTTCCCGAGTTCCTGCGGCCCGCGCTGGCCAATCTACTCTCGGTCACGAAGGGTGCCTGCTACGTCTGCATGTCCTCGTCCGAATGGCCGACGCTGCATCGCGTCTGGCAGGAGGCAGGCGGCAAATGGTCCAGCACGATCATCTGGGCGAAGAACACCTTCGCCCTCGGCCGCGCCGACTACCACCAGCAGTTCGAGGCGATGCTCTACGGCTGGAAGGCCGGCGCACAGCACTACTGGTGCGGCGCGCGCGACCAGGGGAATGTCTGGCACTTCGACAAGCCGGCCCGCAACGACCTGCATCCGACGATGAAGCCGGTGGCGCTGGTGGAGCGCGCGATCCGCAACAGCAGCAAGCCGCGTGAC